TCAAGCCGCTCACTCCATTCCCCCCCCGAAAAATTTGTCTGAATAAAATAGGCCACTTAGCGTCCTTCTCTCTGCCAAGAATAATTTCCCATATCCAAAGGCTGCATATCTTTGTGCCGCGGTTGGTTGCCTTCCAATGCATTAATGGCGTAGGCATCGGGAAGATGTTTTTTGTATAACTCTTCCAAGAGTGCCGTCCGCAACGCTTTGTCATCCGCCAGTTTTCCCGCTAATTCCGCGCCAAGACGTGTGGCCAGACAATTGTTAAAACTAGGACTGAACCGCGCTGTTTCCGTAATCAGTTTGATGTAACGGATGTATATTTCCGAATCCTGATTCGTCAGCAGTTCGCCACCTTCAACAACCCACTCCGCATCCGATCCGTACATTTCCCAGACTCGCAAACAGTCCGCTGGGATAGTGTAGGCATAATCCCATTGGAAAGACGGAGTCGGCACCACCTGTGCGCTTATATCCGCCCTGGACATGGCAAAATTCCAGGGATGTGAGGCCAAAAGTTCATCTCGAAGAATAGGATACAATACGTTACAAGCTCTTCCCTCTTTCGTGGTATCAGTCAACGCCGTGATTGAAAGATTTCCCATCTTCAGCAGCGCCAAGTTGCATATCTGGACTTCGGATGCGGACATAGTTAAATTCCTCGTTTCTTCTTAGCCATTACCAATTCGTTCTCTATTCTGGATAGTTTCCAGCGCCGGTCATAGGAAGCGCCCATTTCGTCCATCTCTGCGCGAATCTCGGCTATTCTGTCGGTCTCTTCGTCGATCTTTTCGACTTCAGGTTCGATTTCATCATCATCCGACTCGCAATGATTCAGCAGACCCGATAAATACTTTCCATTGGTCGGATGCTTCCCAAGCGCTTTCTCTCTTTCCAGATCGGCCTTTGAAATAATCAGAACACTTCCGGCCTGTCTAATGTCACCCGCGAACTGGAATGTTTTGTTGACTATGAATTTTGGCATGTTACGTCTCCTTAAAGGTGCTCCGGGTTAAATGCCCGGAGCCCAGGTTAAGTGTTATGCCCTGTAAGGCGTTTGGTTCTTAGTCGTGGAACCCGGCACGATTTCAGCGTGGAAAGCGCCCACGGAACCGGTATGATTCCCCGTGGTCGTGTATAGGATTTGCAAGAACTCTTTCAGTCCGCGCGGAAGCGGGACATTCAGAAGTTCATAACCAGGCACCAGGGTTGCAATTGGGATCGCGTTTGCCGCATCAATCCCAATGCCCGTCGGCTTGTAACTGCCATCAACAGTCGCGCAGTCCGTCAGCTCCAGGTACAGGGCCGTGCCAGCCGTAGGTGTTGCCTTGCAGGTTACTACCAGCCGGTCATTGCCGTTCTCCGGCCCATGCGACAAAAGAGCCACTTTTGTGTGGTCATACACAATACCCAGATCAACGGTATTCGTCGAAACAACCGTGGTCGCATTCGCAACAATGACCTGTGCATCTGAAAATATTAATTGAGCATCTCTCATTTTCTTCGTTCTCCTTTCATTTGATGGAAGCGATTAAGAAATCGCATCCTCCGTGTTGAGCAGAATCTCCCGCGCGATCTGCCGAATAGGTACACCCTGGAAATAAAGGGGCGGTTCCCCGGAAAGTGCGTTCCCACCAGGGGTGAAATACACGTTGTTCTTGTCCTTCATCCTGATCTGCATCTGGGTAAGGATCGTGTCATTGACATAAATCCTGGTGCCGGCGCCGGTGTTCATGTTGTTCAACAAGGTGATCAGCTTATCCTCGTCGAATGTGTTGAGGGTACCAGCGCTTTCGATATTAGCCACCCGGCCAATGGCGCGCGGATCGCGAACCACCATGCCGCAACGGATGACAAAATGATCGCGGTAAACTTCCATCAGACCCGCTGCCAGCTCTGAAGTAACCTGCCCCTTGTCCTGATGCTGAACACCCAGCGTCGCTGCCATGTTCTTCGGGTAAATCAAGAACGCGGTAGTCTGACCCCAGGTGACCACATAGGCGCTGGTCACATCGGAACCCGTACCACTGCCATCAATGACAAAACGGGCATCGATCTTTTCCAGGCGCGGCGCTAAACCGTGCATGGAATCGGGATTGACGTTGGCGTTACCGTAGATGATATCAGACGCGATAGTCTGACCGAGACCTTCAATAAAGGCATCGACTTCACCCGCCCTGAAGAGAGCCGGGGAAGGCATGGACTCAACCAAAGCTGCATCGACATCACAGTAGTCTTCCAACTGCTCGATGACATCCATGATTTCGGTCGTTCTGGAAACAGACTGCGTTACCCGTGCATTCAGTTTCCGCCGGCTACCCGTGGGAAGCGACCCTCTGCGCGTGGTCTTATTCGTCCACACGTCGTTTGACGGCATCCACGGGGCTTCATTAAGAATCTGCCCCATCTTTCTGTTCAACACTTCCGCAATCAAAGCCTGATTGCCGGAAGGATCAATTCTTTTGGCCTGTTCGACCATGCTATATGTGCTTGTTAAAGCTCCCATTTAAGAGACCTCCTTTTATTTTTTGTAGGTGTTGGGGAACCGGCCTTTAGCCTTATCCTCATCAGATAACTCTCCACTACTCCCCCCTCGCCCGCCTGCTGATATGGAATCGTCAGCAATCGCCTTCCCGATCGAAGAAAAGACCTTTAGAAACATCGGATGATTACCTAAGGGTAGTCCGTTCACTTTGGTTTCCTCAATGAACTTTTTAACCTCCGGTGTATCACCACCGAAATTCTTGAAGGCTCTGGCTGCGAGTTCGGTATTCACTTTAAACTCGTCGCCTTTCCACTGATCTTTAAGCGCATTAATCGCAGTTTCGTTGGCTGCTGCTTCGGTCTGCTGCTGCTTTTCGTAACCGGTTTTGACTCCGTTCCAGTACCAGGAGTAAATCTCCTTTGCCATGGAATCAGGAATCCCCTTTTCAAAGGCCATATTCTTGAACATGCCTTCGATTTCCGGGTTGTACGGCACCGCTTCGGGTAACCCTTCGGGTTTGGTAATGGTGTATTTGTCTGCTGTTTCCGGCCTTCCCATTTTTGTGTAGAAAGCCGCCCTTTGTTCCGGTGTTGCATCCTCACCAGGAATAGCGATCGTTTTCCCTTCCGACGTCTTATACGAAACAAGCGCCTTGCTTGCATCCCCAATAGTGGGGAATTGAGCCAGCACTTCATTCGCCTTCAGGTCATCCGGTAACGACTGCATCCATGTAGGTTGTTGAACCGTTCCGCTTCCTCCGGCATCCCCAGAGGTTCCGCCATCGTTTTCTATCATGTTATTCTTCCTCCTGTTTTATTGGTTTAATAATTGGCTGTTTCATCAGCCGTAAAGTAAAGTCTTCCACGTTTTCAACTGCCATTCCTCCGCCGCCCAAAATAGCCAGTAGCCGCAATCCGTAATTCTTTAACGCTACATCTTCCACCGTCGTTTCCATGTGACTAAACACCATCAAGTCATCAAGCATATGCACAAGGACTGTTTGCCCAGCCCGTGAGCTGAAACAGTTACGGTATTGAGCGATCATATCCGGTTCTGGTAGTCTAAGCCGCTGCATTTGCACCACCCGCTAACATCTGAGATAACTGCCCACCTGAGTTTTTATCTACTTCACTCACTGTCTTTAGTCCCTGGATTGCGCCCATCGCGTCTTCTTTCTGTGACGCTGCCTTCATTGCTTCCATCCGTCCCAGACGTGTTTTCTCTACCGCGGCCTTTGGACGGATGATCTCCGCCGGTACACGGTTTGAATCAGCCAGTATTCGACCAACTGCATCCAAATCGAAATTGTCCAGAACTTCCGGTTGAATGGCAATCAACGGCTGTATCTCTGCAATGAACTTTCTTATACCGTCTTTTGAAAATCGTTCTCGTTGCGCCTGGGCAAGTGGCCCCATATACACGGGATCAAATCGAAGACTGCGGTCCTTCTGCCCCATCTCCACCAGGATATCAGGAACTATCGGCATCCGTGGGACGGCCTGCATGGTTTCGATTTCATACACAGAATCAAGAATGCCATCGAGCGCGGTATTGAAACTTCCCAACTCTGCACCTAAAACAGCGGCCTTTTCAGCCATCATCTCCGATACTTCATAGGCAGTTCGTTGACCGCCGCTCATCTGTGACAACATCAAAAACGTATCAACATGGAACCGCTCCCGAATGGCTTTTTGTTTCGCTTGTTCTCTATCCACTCCAATCGGGAACTTTTCGCCTGTATTTACCGGCGTGATCCGGTCTGTTGGGTTTTCCATGTAATTGAGACCACGAGGCTTCAACTGAGCCTTCCCCAAAAGGTACGACGGCACGTTATACGCAGGATCAACAGCCAGTTGAGCAGCACCAAGCAGCGTCTTTGCCATTAAATTGATTCCCCTGATGTCTGCCATAGCTAAAATAGCTGGGCTTAATCCATAGGGTTCTTTGCCCGTTTTTAGGTATCTCCACACGTGATACGGGAATAGATTAAACCCACCGGATGCACAAATATGATTCCCGGCAGACATAAGCCAGACTGAAGCAAAGGGTTTGTTCTTCGCATCCTGTTTGCGGTTATCGAACTCTTCCCTTGGAAATACGGCGTGAATAACTTCAAACTCAGTGAAGGGATTGTTCTCATACGCCTGCTTGACAACGTCCGTACAATTGTCCTTCCCGAACATCTCGATCATCTTCTTTGCTGATAGTTTCCGCTTCCGATGAAGTACATCAACTTCGCCATAACGGTTTTCCGCGATGAATATTTCACCAGGATGAACGGCTTCAAAAACTGTACGTTCTTTTGCAATGTCCTCTTCTGCGTACATAGCCGCGGTGCCAAGAGTGAACCCGTCATAGATATACGACCACATCTCGTTATAGAAGTTCGACCTATTCAACACCATGTACATATTGAATTCGATCTCATCAAGCCAGACCCGGACTTCGGGGATCGTGTTGACTTGCTTCCGGTTCATCTGGTACTTGAACCATGCAAAAGCAGGGCTTACATGATAACCATGAATCCCATCAGTGGCCAGAACAGCAGCACCAACAGCGGTGCCATCGTAAATCTTTGACCCCTTCTTTTGACCAGGTTGAAGAGTGCCACGGATATCGTCCCTGTGAGGGCTGACAAAATCCGCAACCTCTTGCATCCGTTCGTTGAAGTTGGTCTTGTCGGTTTCTAGTTTCTTCTGCCTAGACATGACAAGCGTTTTAAGTTTCTGATCTTGCTCTACCATTTTGACCTCACGCCTAATTCACCGTTGTGTACTCGATCTGGATATTCTGTCTCGGAGCATCAGCCGTACCATTTGCCGTGACTGTAATCGTTACATTAGTGCCTGCCACTACGGAGGCATTAGTGATTGCACCCATATCAGTATTGCTTCCTACCGCCAAAGCCGTAACAACACTTAAGGTCGCTACAGCGCCTACAGCATCATTAGTTACTACTACCGTGGCATCGTTATCCGCTGCTGCCGCAATCCATGCTGTTTCAGCAGCCGTGTAAACTTTGGTAATAGTTACTGCAACTGAAGGCGTCCAAAGAACATACCCAGCAGCAATATCAGCATTTGCTCCACCAGGGTCAGGAACAGCGATTGACACAGTGTGAGTTTTAGCCCCAGCCGTCAGTCCAGCCGAGGGAAGCCCTGTACAATTTGTAAGAACACCACTTGTAGGAGTACCAAGCAGAGGAGTAACAAGGGTCGGCGAAGTAGATAACACAGTCGCAACAGTACCCGTACTTGCTGTAACTCCCGTTCCACCATTGGCAACAGGTAAAGTCCCAGTTACACCCGTAGTGAGAGGCAACCCCGTGACGCTGGTCATAACACCCGATGCCGGAGTTCCAAGTGCCGGTGTGATGAATACCGGGCTTGTGAGCGTAGCTACGCCGGTCGATGTCACCGTGCCCGATGTGATGAGCTCTCCAGTAATCGTCACCGGCCCCATAAAATTCATTTTGTCGCGAACATTTGTCGCGCCCACAACAGCAACAGACATTAACAGCGCAATTATTACCAAAAATACTTTCTTCATCGCTTAAATCCTCCTTTAAAACTTTAATTGTTTCGCGGACGTTCCCGCCATCATATGTACCAAAGCGTCACCATTACGTTTACTGATACACCGCCACCGAGATTATTTTTAATCACAACCGGATTGGCCGATACTGCTGCTCCCAAACTTATCTTCCCTGCTGTGGCTCCATTTGCTTCGATGTTTGCCGTTCCCCGTATGATCTGCACCGCGCCCGTCGAACCATATTCAAACTCGGCACTCTCGGAAATCACCCCTGTAGAAGCATGGGCGCAATGAATGAACCCGTGCGCCGGCCGGTTGCCTGTGATTGCCGGCAGAGTAATGGTCGCCGCGTCTGCAAGGGCTGCCGCATATCGATAGCGTCCCGCCGCCATCCGTGAGTTGTCCACCAAAACATATTGCGTATGATCGTCGTCAGCGAGACCAGCCAATCCCCCGTGGTCAACCTGCGCCCCATCCCCACCAACATGATCGTGACCGTCGCCATTGGTGACGCCTTTTGCCGCAATCGCGTAATCAGAGGCGGCAGTGTAGGCGGCTGTACCAAGGCCAAGGATTGTTTTGACTTCAGCGAGCGTCTTTTTGACAAAGACCCCAACACCGGATGCACACAGGAAATCACTGATCGCAGTAGCCAGAGAATGCTTGATGTACTGCGGGTGATCATCATCAGACAGTGATGCGGCGACCATCGCGGCCCCGTGGTCAAGTTGTCCCCCGGGGACCCCTGAAGCCTCATGTGAATGATTCTCGCTTTCCAATCTGTACTGAACATGTGGATCTGCCTCTGCAACGTGCGTATCCGTGGGATTAGCAGGCGTGCCATGAGTGTGATCCTCTCGCGCTAATCGTTGAGATATCCCCCGAAAATCTTCCTGGGCGAAGTGCTTTTCGGTCGTCGGACTTACTTTCTGCGCCCTGCTGCTCATCAGCTCCCCAATAAGGTTTTTTTACCGCTGGTATCATCTAAATCCAGACCAGATGTCAGGATGGTAGACCTCCGGCCCTTACGCAGTCTGGCCAGCGACCGTTCCTTCTCCATTGCCGCCTGTACCTCCGCGTCGCTCTTCTTCGGAGGTTCCATGGCCGGCGCGGTGTAA